TCTCTAGCACAGTTGACTACGATAAAGGTCCAGGGCACATGGGTGCTGCGATCTCTAAAGTTCTTGCTGCCAGAAAATTTGCTAGACAAGAGAGAGAAGTAGCAGAAGAGAAGGCAAAGAAAGCAGGATATGATAGTCTAGAAGAGTTAGGTGTAGAGAAAGGATACTTTTTTAAGTCAGCACTGAAGAGTAAGTTCGGTGGGTCTTACATCACTGGTAAGAAGCAGGACATTAAGCAGGCAGTTGATCGTGTCAAACTGCTAAAGAATCCAAAGGCACAGTTCTGGAACTTTGTAGATAACAGAGACGCTGACGGCAAGGCAGTAAAAACAAAGAATGCCACACAGAGATTTCGTGAACAGTTTGATAACTATAATTTTGTTAGTGCCAAGAGACCACCAGAAGATGTAGAACCACAGGAAGAAAAGGTTCCCAACACTGGTGAAGAAACTGCAGAGGCAGCATCAGGTTCCAAGCAGAGAGTTAGTAGAGAGGATATTCTTTCTGCTGTAAACAAGATTGCTGCGTCACTAGAGAAGACGGCACAGTCTATCAACAACAATGTAAAAGAAACTAAAGACGTTGCTACTGGTGTACAAGCAATCAAGACTGATGTTGTTAATCAGTTAAGTCAAAGAACAGATAGCATTGAAGACAAGTTAAACAAAATTGCTGATGCTATCAATGAGCAAACTGCTCTGGCAAAATCAGAGACTGATAAGAAGCAAGGCGCTGCTGATATTAATCGTGCGGACGACAAACTAAAAGTATCAGACACTTTCTCGGCTGATGATCTCACAACAAAAGGGGATGAGTCTTTAGACGATCAGTTTGAGGGACTTGGTGAGGACATGAGTGTTGATACTCCTCAATACGGTGAGGATCCTGAAGAAGATGATGTTCCACGCGCAGAAACTGGTGGTATTATCTCTGGTCCTGACAGTGGTTACCTTGCAGAGTTGCATGGTGATGAGATGGTCATCCCACTTGACAATAACTACACTCAAGGTGAAGCAAGTGCGATGGATGGTAAGGTGAGACCTGTTCCTCAAGAAGCACCACCCCAACCTCAATCACCTGTTGTCAACAACAATTACAATATTTCTACTCCACAGTATGAACAAGGAACTGAAAAACCACAGTCATCTCTTGGAGGTAAGGTTGGATTTACACCGATGCAGTTACCTTCGCTAGGTGGTGGAGAGACTGATCGCCAGGTGCAACTACTACAGGATGCAATGAAGTTAGTCTTCATGGTTCCAGGTGGTGCAGCACTTGCAGCTACTACACAATTAGCAGGTTCTGTTGATAATGCAGAAGCATCTTCTCAAATTGCTCAAGTTGCTAGACCTCTTGCTCAAGCGTTCGGTCTCCCATCAACACTGGTAACAAAGGCGAAGGGTGGAAAGGTAACTAGTGAAGGACGTGGTGGCGGTGGTGCTGATGGTTCTAATGAAAAGAAAGGAGTCTTTGCTAGTCTTGGAAATGCTTTAAAGAACTTGTTTGGTGGTGGCAATAGATCTAGATCAGGATCACCTAACTCTGGTCCTGCTTCTAATGCACCTGCTACTGGGAACCCAATGGCATCAAATGAAGAGCAGCAGGAGTATGCTGGTGAGATCTATGAGATGGCGAAGGCTGCTGGTGCAAAGCACCCTGAAGTTGCTGCTGCTATCTCTGCAATGGAGACAGGGTGGGGTAAGAGTGAGCGTGGAAACAATCCATTCAATATGAGGAATACAGACGGAACTTTCATGCAGTTTGAAACGAGAGAGGATGCCGTCAAAGAGTTCGTCAGACTATGGGACAAGAACCATAGTGGTTACATGAACTTGGAAGCATTTGAAGATCCTAATGAAGCGTTCGCTGCTATTGTGAATGCATATGCACCAGCATCTGATGGTAATGATCCAGAAAATTACAAGCAATTTGTTGCTGACTTCATTGCGGGTCGGGTGTGGGAGAAGAAACCACCTAGACAACCAGATGATCCGCCAGTTGTACCAGATACTCCGTCCGATGATAAAATTACTGCTGATGATTTGAGACCTTCCTTGGGAAGAATTGATAAAATTGGAACTAATAAAGGAACGAGAGAACGTGTTAGAGTTCCTGGTATCGGAACTTTCGTGAGTGGTAGAGATGGTATTGGTAGAGCAGTAGATAAATATTTTGATCCAAATGGTAATCCGATTACTTTTGAGGAATTTACTAATAAAATAAGAGAAACTGTAGGACCAGGACCGAAACCAAAGGCAACATTATCTCCAACTCCACCAGAAAAGACATCATCATTACAACCAGTGAGTCGTGAGATTGCTTCCTTACAGGGACCGTCTGCTTCCGAGAGGGGACAGACAATCGCAATGATAAATAACCCAGCGAGTCCCAGAAAGACTGCGGCTACGGGTGCTCAACCTACTAGTGAGGGCACCATAGACGAGGGTCGTGACCATAGTTTACATTCATATTATAATCTCAACAGTGTGGTGGGTTAATGGCAGAACAAGAGTTACCATATGCATCTAGTCTTATACTAGAAGAAATTGAAATCGTTGATCTTGAAGGGGAATCAAAACCTATTGGTAACCTTGTTACTAGGTTTGATTACTTTGAAGACATCGATTTACCTACAATTCATGGCACCCTAGACATCGTAGACACTGGTGTGAACTTGATTTCTTCACTACCTATTCAGGGGTATGAAGATGTCAACATGAAGTTTAGATATGGCGCTGGCGGTGATGATGTTGTTGAGTATTCATTCAAGGTCTATAAAGTTTACAACAGGTTTAGTTCGGAGAGATTTCAGAGGTATTCTCTTGGACTCATCTCTAGAGAAGCACTGCTGAATGAAACAGAAAAGGTTCCTCTAACTCTGGCAGGAAAACCAGATGCATTAGTTAGAACTCTGTTAACTGAAGGTCTGTCTTCTACTAAAACATATCGAGGAGATCCTACTCTATTCAAAGTGAGGATGCTTCCAGGTAAAAAGACTCCCTTCTCTATCATCAATTCACTGCGAAGTAAAGCAGTCAATGAAGGTCTCTCTGTTGGTGGTTCATCTTCTTCTGTTGGTGGTTCATTACAAAAATCATCAGGCACTGCTGGATATTATTTCTATGAAAACCGTGAGGGATATAATTTCAGGTCGATTGATCTTCTGAATGATGTGGAGAAGAATCCTCCTGTCGATACATTTACTCTAGAACCTGCTCAATTGAACGAGCAAAATTCTACCAACAAAATTCTAGACGTTGACTTTCAAAATGAGATTGACATCCTTGCGAAGTTAAGAGCGGGTGCTTACTCTAATGTCATCTGCTTCTATAACTTTAGCACTGGTGCTTATGAAGAGTATGCATACAATCTAGCTGATAACTTTGATGACATGAAGCACTTGGGATCACAGTCTGGTCTTGCTAAAGGTCAATCAGAACTTGCAAAGAGTCCAAGTAGAGTCATGTCGGTGCTATTGGATCATGAGACATGGTTTGATGGTAAGGAGGTTGCCTCTCCAGAAGACAAGGATGGTGGCAAGAAAGACACTGCCGAGTTCCCTGACTGGCAGAAGAATTATATTGCACAGAACATTTCTAGACTAGAGTCACAGAACAATCAACAACTGAAGATTAAACTACCTGTTAGATTGGACCTAAAGATCGGTGATACCATTGAGGTTCTAGTTCCTAACTATGTCCCTACTAATGAGAAATCAAAGAAAGGTGAAGACATACACGACAAAGAACACAGTGGTGTATATCTCGTTGCAAAGTTGAACCACGCACTAGATACTAAAGGTGCTAAAGGTAACACCTATGTGACACTAGTCAGAGACTCTTACGGTATGCCTGACGAGACTTCCGAAGTTACAACCTAAATAAAAATAAACCTCATTGGTATGGATCCAGTATTATCATCACTGCTTGCTACTAATCAAATTGGTTCCGATGGTTTCAACTGGTGGATTGGACAGGTTGAGACAGGTAGAGAGTCGGATCCTAAAGGATCTAGTAGATATCGTGTGCGTATTGTTGGTGTCCACTTAAGAGAAGGACAAGCAACACCAACTGAAGAATTGCCATGGGCAAACGTAGTCATGCCTGTGACTACACCATTCAGTGATGGTGGTGTGACTGGTGCTACAGCAGAACTGCGAGCAGGTAACTGGGTCATTGGTTTCTTCCTTGACAATGACAGGCAGAAACCTATCATCATGGGATCGGTTGGACACACTGCTGGTGCTACTGTCGTCAAGAATACTGACCCTGCTGGTGGTAGTGATGGTCCTAGAAACTTTACTACCCATACAGATGCTGATAGTACCCCACAGCAAAATCGCTCTCAAGATAGAGCAAATGGTACTGATCCTGACACAGGTGCTAACGTAGATGGTGGACAACCTGACGCTGCTCGTTCTAACCTAGAGAAGGGTGCTCCTGCTATCATTGCTGCGCTTCGTGCAAAGCATAGTGAGACTAACCCTACTGGTTCACAGAACTGTATCACTATTGCTAACCCAAAGTGTGGTAACGAGAGTAATCTTGACAAAGGAATCACCAATATCATTGGCGATCTGTTAGCAGCAAACCAAGCATCTGGTGGACAGATTGGTAGCTTCTATGTCAGTAAGATCAATGGATTCATCTATGATAAGGTATCGATTGCAAGACACCACATCAGTCGAATCAATAGACTCGTAAGTAGTTTTATGGGTCGTGTTCAGTCGGAAATTATTACGACTTTACGAGAGGGTGTTGAGAAACTTGTCTTGACAGTTCTTGGACTGAATATACCCGAGGAAGCAGAAAGAAAGATCCCTAAAGATCCAAAGCAAGACCACAGACCAGAGAGAAAGAAGGGTAACTTCCTCAAGACTGTAAAGAAAATCCTTGATCAGATTCTGAAGGCACTTGGTTGTGCTATTGAAGATCTGATTGAAAAGTTGGTAAGTTTCCTGACAGACTTGCTGTTCAATTTTATCATGGATGTTTTCTCTCCAGCAGCATGTGCAGTCATCAATTTAGTTGATGGTATTATCAATAAGATTCTAGAACTTATCGAGGGTCTGATAAGTAGTATCCTTGGACCGTTGCAAAGTATATTAGGAATACTAGCGGCACCGTTGGACATGATCGGCGGTGCTCTCAATAAGGTCATGTCATTCCTGGGTATCTCTTGTAGTGGACCCGATAGCAACTGTTCTAAAGAGACTGTCAAGTGTAATGACTGTGGTACTGATGAAGACAGTGACGACTGGTTGGATAACCTTCTCCAAGACCTAGAAGAGGGTGACACTGGAGAAAGATTCTCTTGTGAAGAGAGTCAAGACTATCCAGATCCTAAACCTACTAGAGTTATTTTTATCGGTGGAGTTCCTTCCAATCAACCAGATCCAAACGATCCAGACGATCCGAGAGAACCACCTGGCAATGAGGGTAGTGGACCTGATACACCACCAGGATTCTTCCCAGAAGATCCAGTTGCAGAAATTTTAGGATGTAGAGTTCCAGAAGCTGAAAACTATAATCCTGAAGCAACTGTTGATGATGGTTCTTGTAGGTTTGCTTACGAAGATTACGTACCAATCGATCCAGATGAATTCCCAGATGATCCTGATGATGATGGCGATGGTGATCCCCCACTTCCTATTGACTACGATGGCACGAAACGTTATAGTGTCGTAGGAAAACCACAGTTAGTGGGTGGTGGTGATGAGATTCTATTCACTATCAACACAACTAATGTTGCTGATGGATCTACCTTAAGTTATGCTTTAGTTGGTGACATCGTTGAGGAATACATTGATGATTCGTCAAGAAGTATCGATGATGTTGATCTACTAAAGGGAACCTTTAAAGTCACTCAATATGATACTTTTGAGGATCAATTTGTAGATGAGAACGATGAACTACAGGACATCGCTGTTCCTCTGTGTAGAGCAGAAGTCAAGGTGAAGTTGATGCCAGACATCGAGATGGAAGTGGATCAGGACTTTATATTCCAACTCAATGATGAGGAGGGTAATGATACTGGTGCTGTCGCACCTATCACGATCCTTGCAGACTTCAATGTTATTCTGCCTGATCCTTTCGATGATCCTCCATATGATCCGACAACTGATGTAAGTATCAGTGTTAGAACGGACAAGCAGATCTACAAAGAGGGAGAAGATATTGTATTCACTATTGAGAGTGAGGGTTACACCGAAGGAAGACAATTCCAATACATCATCTATGGTGATGTGTCTGCCGAAGATTTTATTGGCGACACACTACAAGGTACATTCAAACTGAAGGAAGACACAGCTAAAGTTACCATCGGTATTAAAGATGATGGTATCATTGAAGATGATGAAGTGTTCTACTTCAAGATCGTTGACACTGCTGCTTCATGTAGTGCTACTATCGAACGTGCTGAAAGATTTATTCGTGATGATGATGGTGATGATGATCCTACTGGCGAGAAAGATCCAGGTGATCACAAGAAACCAGAGTCTGATGATCCTATCACTGGTGATGATGGATCAATCATTAGTGTTCCAATCAAGGAGACTGGTGATGCATATGCAGAGGCACCCCGAGTAATCTTCTCTGGAGAGGGTTTTGGTGCTACAGGTATCGCTCTACTAGATGACAAAGGATTTGTTAGTGAGATTAGAGTCACTAGAGGAGGACTAGGTTACAAGCGTAATTTACCTGAAGACTCTGACTTGAGATGTATCATTGACTCCTTCACTATGATTGCACCTGGTATTAAATATACTTCTGCTCCTGATGTGTTCATCAACGGACTGCGTGGCGGTGCTATTGCTGAAATTGATGATCGAGGATATGTCATCTCTGTTAAGATTATAGATAGAAAGACATCTTACTCTTCTACTCCCATTGTCAAGATAATTGGCGGTGGTGGTAGTGGTGCTATCTTTAAACCAAGTATGGTATGTCTAGATACACAAGAGATCAACACAGTTGGTCTTGTTAAGATCGGTACTGGTCGCTATATTGATTGCCCATGACATTTGATACTAAAAATAATTTTCGTAATTTATATTCGTCAATTAATTCTGACAAACCTGCCGCAGAACCTGCTAGTGGCAGAAAGGAAGAGGTGTCTACGGAGCAGTTTTGTTCTGCAAAACCTACAGTTCATTGGGTGTCTGATGGTTGGACATGCATGAGTTGGGAGGGTGCTGACGGTCAACCAGGTGGTTTTACTGTCACCAACGGTCAAAGTGCTATGTTCTTTGACGAGACAGGTAACATGGTGTTTTCCACAGGTGTGCCAGGGCAGTCTGGTTGTGGTGGTAAACTCATCATGAATACAGGTGATCAACTTCAGAAAGCGAATGGAACTATCTCCATTCAAGCAACTGGACCTAACGATACCGAAGCAGCACCAGGAAAGTCTGCATCTAAACCAAAGTCGAAAGAATCGCCTGCCTACAGCGTCTATGCTGAAGGTGCAATGAGTTTTGAGGCGCAAGGAGACGATTGTGGTATCAAAGGTGACAACATCATCATTAACGCCGTCAAGACGCTTACACTGAAGGCTGGTGAAGTTATTAACCTTGAGGTTGGTAACGGTAGTGGCAAGATCAATATGTATGCTGGTGACATCACCATGGATGCTGAATTCTTGAACAAGAATATCAATGGTCGTGAAGTGTCTGATGGAACAGGTGAGGTTACTACCGAACAGAACAAACCAGGTGCTACCACGACTATCAACACATCAGGATCTATTGTTCACGATATTCAAGGCAACTATACGATCAAAACCAAGGGACACTACAACATCGTTGCATCTGCTAACCTTAACATGCAGTCACAACTGGGTGGATACTCACTCAAAACCCTTGGACCGATGTATAATAACATCACTGGTTTCAAAGTAGATGACATCAAAGGCGTTCCTATGCCTAATGTGAAGACTAAAGCACCTGCGACGTGGGATGTTAAGTTGGGACCTACGTTAGGTGGACAGGGATGGTTGCTGAAGTCTGCTATGGGATTTGATCTCAAGTTCCTGAAGGGTGCTAGCAAAGTACAGACTGCTGGTGTTCTTGACGTTACTGTTGCTGGTACGATGACGGTCAAAGCACTGTCGATCTTCCTCAACTGAAAATCGACCTTCTGATACCAGAATTCCGAAAAAAATTCGCCACCAATTTTTCCCCAAAAAGGTTGAGTTGACAAAACGGCAAAAATGCCCTATAATCCTCGTATGAAATCGCTTTATCATGCACTACAAACCATATTCTCCAGAGTGGCATCGATACAGGTATCTCAAGGAATCTCTTGAACTGTATTTTGACAACTATGTGGAAACACAAATAATTATGGATGATATTCTAAATATTATCAGTGAGCGACAGCAAATCGCACATGCAGAATATTCTAGAATGTCTGATCTAGAAGAACAACTCCGAGAATAAAAATGCTTTCTACTGCCTATCGACTCCGACTGGAGTCCATCTGTCGATGCATTGCAAACAAAAAACAAGTGCCCCTAGATGATATGATCTGGGTAGAGAAATTAGCAAAAAGGCACACAACTGCTCGTGATTGGTTAAACAAGGCACGAAGACAAGCTGCTCAAGATATCCAAGAGGGCAGTATTGACGATTTTATGAACAAAATGGGTTTAGGTGATCCTGATCCGAATAACTGGAAAGAACGATTTGACGGAGCAGATGACATCAATGAATGGTTCGGAAGAGACAAACCAGACGACTGGCGTCAGCGTGACTAATATGAATATCGCCAAGAATCTCCTAGAGAAGGTTGGCGAACTATTAGATGCTGAAGTACAATATATCGTCTGTTGCGACAAAAAAACTCAACATAGAAAAATCGTCATTGAATATGACCACAGCAGTAATCTACAGTAACGGCAGTCAAGAGTGTGAACGCATGGGCATGCTGCTCAAGGATTTACACGAAATTAACGAATATCTCGAATATCGCCTAAATCGTCATTTTGACGAATCTGCATTCAAAGGAGAATTTGGCGAAGAGGCAACATATCCACAAATTGCCATTGGCAACCAACATATTGGTGGAATGAAAGAAGCACTTCGTTATATGAGTGACAAAGGGATGTTCCTGTGATATAATACAGAGGTCCCGAGGGGCAGTGGTGGAATCGGTAGACACACCAGACTTAAAATCTGTTGACCTTAAGGTCGTGCGAGTTCAATTCTCGCTTGCCCTATTCCACTACTAAATAAAATGTAGTGGAAATGTTATGAAATACTCACTAACACAGTCCTATGTCTTTTATATGGGCACCGTTGTACGCATGTATTTCATCCAAGGTATACCATATACCTTTGACGAACTTCCGCTGATCGTCCAAGATCATCCAGCGATTCAAACCGAAGCGTTGGAAGGTCAAGACTGGGATGATGAAGATCTATACAAATGGTCTTCATATCTTATGGCAGAAGAATGTCATCCTTGTATGTTTGAACTCACTGTTGATAATCCTGAACTATTACCTAAAGATGATTGAACAATTTATAGAATGGTTTGAGGGAACGTGGGAAAACAAAGTTCAGGCATTTTCTTATCCATCTAGGTTTGCTATGGTCCGTTTGCACCACAAAAAGGTGCCTGGGACCGACAATATGTTTTATGGGGAACAAGCATACAACTATCAGTTGCATGCTCCCTATAGACAGTTTATTGTTGAGGCATGTCTAGAAAATGGTAAGATTCGCATGAAAAACTACGATTTCGACAAAAATCGGTATCGTGGATGTGTCAATCTCGATCAAATCAAATACGACGAGGGCTTGACACATAAGGGTACATGTGATACAATTCTATCATACAACCCAAACAAATCCGAGTATATCGGGTCTGTTGAAGGTTGTGATTGCATTGTTCCCCATAGAGATGGTGAAACTTATGTCAAGAATGAAGCAATTCTTGGTGAAGACTATTATCATGTAATAGATCGTGGTTATCTCGTGGGGACCAAGAAGCAAATTTGGGGCAGTCGTTATGGTTTCTTTGAATTTGCTCGCATGCCTGTTTAGCTCAGCTGGTAGAGCAACGCTTTTGTAAAGCGTAGGTCGTCAGTTCAAGTCTGTCAACAGGCTCTCCGTCGATGTGGCGGAATTGGTAGACGCGCTGGGTTTAGGTTCCAGTGGATTTATCCGTGGAGGTTCAAGTCCTCTCATCGACATTCAGGATATAATGGATTTTATTTTAGAAGCGAAAATTAAAGATGTTTCAGTTTGCGACAGGCTAATTGACTTCTTTCAAAATTCGGATTTTTCAATAAATCGCAGAAATCCTGGAGAGACTACAACTGGTGTCACTGATGCCAAGAAGTCTACAGATCTTACCATATATCCATTTGAGAAGCATCTTGCTCCTCCTGTCGAAGAATATCTAGAGCATTTATTCGACGTTGGGAAGAAATATATTGACAAATATCCTACTTGTAACGTATACTCTCCATGGGGAGTTGCTGAATCTGTTAACATTCAGTGGTACAAACCTGGTGAAGGTTTTTACAAGTGGCATACTGAAAGATGCAATGCAATGCACCCTCATAACAACAGACACCTAGTCTGGATGACATATCTTAATGATATTGAAGAGGGTGGTGGTACAGATTTTATGCACCAGAACTATACTGTCAAACCTAAAAAAGGTAAGACAGTTATCTGGCCATCAGACTGGACTTATACTCATAAGGGACAAGTTGCTCCGAATGAAGATAAGTACATCATTACTGGTTGGTTCAGTTATCTAGACGAAACTGAACGAGTCGGTTCTGGGGGGAATTAGCTCAGCTGGTAGAGCGCCTGCTTTGCAAGCAGGATGTCAGGAGTTCGAGTCTCCTATTCTCCACTTTGGGGGAGTACAAAAGATCTGTATTTTAGAAACAGCGCCCCCTCCCATTCCTCTATAGCTCAATCAGGCAGAGCGGTTGACTGTTAATCAATAGGTTCCTGGTTCGATTCCAGGTGGAGGAGTTGGCGATACTGCCAAACCAAACCCCTTCCGTGTGCTTGAAACCTCCCTCACAAGGGGAGGTTTTATTGTATAAATAATCCAGAAGAAATTATAGTCCAGCAGGATTGGGTTAATTATGCCTCTTACAAGACTTGATAACCTTTACTCAAGTAAAACAGGTAAGTATCTATACGTATCACCAGATGACTTTAACGCGACAGACGAGTTAGACAACCGAGGCAATTCACCTCTCCGTCCGTTTAAAACTATTCAACGTGCTTTTATTGAAGTAGCACGTTATTCTTACTTGCCTGGTAAGGATAATGACAGGTTTGACCAGTTCAGCATTATGCTGATGCCTGGTAACCACTTTATTGATAACCGCCCTGGTCTTGTAGACACTGCTAACCCAGAATCTAGATATTTTGACTCTGGCAACCTGATTGAAGCAAATAAGCAGTTGATCGTTGATCGTGCTGCTGCAGAAATTTTCGTACAACACCCTGATTTCTTCCATCCTGGTGACAACCAAACTGATGATGGGTCTCGATATGCTGACGCATATCGTCTAGTACAGTTAAATCGTAAGGAAATTGTAGATAAATCTGCTGCACATATTGCAGTAGAGTTTCCTGACTTCTTCTATCCTGGTGGCAACGGTACATCCGAAGCAGAGTACAGATTTAAAGATGGATATCGTCTAATCC